CACTCAATCATATTCTCTAATCTCTCATGGGTTTTGTTAATGTCATCAAAGCGCCCACACCAGGAAGCAACAATTTTATCTTGTTCAATATATGTTGTAACATCTTCTCCATCTACACGGGTAACTTCAATAGGGATCTTGTAAATGTAGATAGAGCACAAGGAATCAGATGTTACTGTCTTACCCTGGGATACCGGGTCAATAGATGCATAGTAGGTTCCCCAATCTGCCTTAGGATCCGGCCGCTCATAGACAACTATAACCCCACTCTTGTCTTCTGAGTTCTTCTCTACCGGAAACTTCATGATAGGAATCTTTCTACTCTTATCAACCAACCATGTTCCATCAGAGTTTCTTGACAGGTCCACATATTCTATCTTGTATTCTTTATCTTGGATCCGGCGCTTTTGAGCAGCAACTAGATGTGCAGGAAATAGAGAGACGGTTCTTGTTGCAAAGGCCTCTTCAATATTGCGGGGGTGCTGAGATACCTCTAACTGGTAATCCTCAGGACTCATGTCTTTCTTGATCTTGGCAAAGTACTCTTCTAACATTTGTAGAGCTTTCTCTACTTGAGAGTTTCCAAACTGGTCTACACAAGGAGGCATAGACCATTGTTCAGGGATAAACAATCCACTCTTACCTACTGTACCTCTGTCATCTAAAAGATCTGACTCTACATAGAATATATCATTAGCTTCAGGAGTCTGAATCATTTTTCTTAAAGGTTCACACTGATCTAGATCACCCACAGAACCTGCAGCAATAAAAGTACCGGTTGTAATCAAACCTGATTTCAAGGCCTGCTTCATATACAAATAAGTCTGCATCATGTCTGGAGCAATACCAGCCTCTTCATGAAAGAAGTAAGTACATGGTCCACCGACACCTGCAGTAGGATCTTGCTCAAAAGATGTACCTTTCATTACACCTTTCAGACCTTTAAGTGTAGGTCTGTTTGATCCGGGCACCTTTGTCTCAATTTGCTGTTGCCAGTCTAGGATCTTACCTGGATTCATAGGACGGTACCAAGCAGTATTCTCATCTAAGAAGTTTCTGTACTCATTTAAGAATCTCCAGGTATCCAAAACATAGGCCTTAAGACTTCCACCTATCTTTAGAATAGGAGTCTCTTCAAACCAGATCTGGTTAATAAGTTTTGCAGCATGAAAATATGAGGATGCTATCTGACGTTTCTTAAGAATAGCCGCATGCTTGTAAAATAGCTCAGCCAAGATTTCATACAATGCCAAGTGATATTGAGCATCGCGCACATCCGGGAAGGTGAACTTTCTCTGCTCCTTGTTGTTGATCGGTAAGAAGTTTAACCACATGTAATATTCACGGGTAAGATACCAAGTTGCTCCTTTATTCTTAAAGATAACACCTTTCCTACATCTAGTCTTCATTTCATCCCAATAGGTAATGTAATCTTTACTTCTTACAGGTGCAGGTGTGTAGAACCCTTGAGTATTCCACTTGGCCGCTTCTTCATTAAATATAAATGATGTTTCATCAAAGTTATACTTACCGGGTTCTTTAAATATAGAAAGAACAAAGTTCCGGAACTCTTCTCTAGAAGTAAAACTAGTAATAGTCCAAGTACCATTATCCCAAGTAGGTATATCTGTATAAAAGAAAGAATTCATTTACAACTTTCTACAAACTTATTTATTTTCTTAATATCCCCACCATGAGAAATTATAAGACTCTCTAGAGTTTTTTGAGCTTTGCTCTTTATTACATTTTTGTACTCACCATTGAAATACTCAGTTGCATGGTCTCTTTTAAAAGCATTCCAGGATTCAGTGTAGGGATTGTAATGAAACAACCAATTGTGTAATTCATCCATATTATTATTTTTGATCATAAGCTAATTCTCCACCACCGCGGGTTCTTGATTGTTGTTCTTCTAGTAAATCTTTATATGCACCTTTGAATGAGCTGCGGATCCCTTCAAAGTTTTTTGCTGCACTAACTAGAGAGTTGATATTTCCATCCCGTCCATGGGATATAGGAGTTTTTTCCATATAAGTAGCTAATCGGTCTAGCATAGAACTAATACCTCTGAAAGCGCGTACTGTAGGAGTTTCATACATTAGAGTGCACTTATTTAACGCTGTTAAAATTAACTCTTCTTCTACACTAAACTCTGCACGGATATCCTGAAGTATAATCTGTTCTTTCTCATCTGCCGGCATATTAAAATAGGGATTAGCATCCGGATTAGGGCAGGTCATGTAGAACAAGTATGCATAGATACTCATATACTGATCTGGATGCACTTCTATAATATCCTTAAGGAATCCTAAGGTATAGCAATGTTCTGTAGGAACTATCTTGCCATTTTGTAGGTCAAACAGTTTTATCATATTCTTTCTTTTTTACTTGTTTACAAAAAGGTTCATCAAATACAGGAAGAGGTGTAAAGTGTATCTTAAGATCTCTATCTATTATAGTAATAAACTTAGTTTCTTTTTTCCAGAAGTTCTGGTGTGTATATTCTTCATTACTCATCTTTTTCTCCATTTAAAGGTTATACCCCAACATAAAAAACATATGTAGAAGTCTTGATAATCAGATAAAGGAATTCCTATTCCAAAGCATATTCCCGGGATAAGACTGACCTTTATTTTTATTTTAGGTATTCTCATTTTTTAATTGATTTAATATGGTCAATCATAGCTATTACTTCTGATTTCATATAAGGCACCTCGTAAGGAACAACAGTCTTCACAATAGGATTACCGGTAGGATCTTTTTTAATAATAGGGTAGCCAAAAGGATCATCACCTTCTTTCTCAAATATAACATGGTGAAGCATCTGCTTTCCAACTTTATATTGAGGATTATGTTTCAGAATAATATACATATAAGTACTTAATTGTAAAGCGTAATGATTAAAGTTACAATCTTCTACATGACTTAGAGGACCAGTCATCATCTGGGCTTTACCTTCCCAATTTACAAAACTATTTTTCTTGATCTCTTTATTAGTTTTGTAATCAATAATGTCTACTATACCTCTTACTACTTCAACTCTATCAGATTGTCCACATACACCCGCTGACTTCAAATATACAAAATGTTCTGGATAAATCCCTTCTGTTAGTCTCTGATTAGGGGCATGTTTTACACCATTATCCCAAATCGGTTTTATAATTGGAATATTTACTCCGGATCTTTGTATAGTATCAATGCTAGTAATATCAGATTCTCTTTGATCATGATAAAGAGATCCTGCATCTACTGCACGGTCTGTTTCACTAGACCAGATCCTTTGTATCTCTTCTGGATCTATACCATACCATTTAGAGTTCTTATTCTTGGATGCTTTCTTAGAAGCAGCAACCGGATCAAAAGGTTGCTTGAACATTCCTACAAATTTTGTAACACTAATCCAGTCTATCCTATCATTAGGGTCTAGACTCTGGTATTTGTGATTCTGAGCTTGAAATATTACTGACATCTTGAGTTGTTGTTTGAGTTGGTATTGTTTTTGCATAAACTATAAAAGCATCTGATGTTGCTTTTAAGTCTGCTCTTCTATATTCAGGATTACAGACAAAAGCATTTTGAATATCAGCATTACAAGGGTCTACAGGTTCAAAGATATTACGCTTTTCTTCTATTACTGGAGGTAGTCCTGTAAGTTCACTAATTATTCTTGTTCCTTTACAAGTTGGACAAGGCCAAGTTGATCTAGGTAATTCTAGTACAAAAGGATCATCACCTGTACCATTACATATTGGGCATTTTTGAAAGCTCATAAGGTTTAGTTTTTATTGTTTCTATAAGTGTGATAGCAAAATCCAAATCTTCTAAAGCTTTAGAGTTTATCATCTTTGCTATATTAATACTTTCTTCTAAAGTAATCTTAGCCTGGCGCCATAGATCTTGAGTAACTTCAAGAGCTATCTTTCTTTTTTGATCAGTCGGAGAATGACCCCACATTAGTTGATATTCTGCCTCCTTGGCTATTCTAGCCGCGAGATCTTTCTCATGTTGAACTAACCAGCTTGTTGCATTCATTACATATCAGCTATATCCCACTTTGGTCCATCCGGATGCGGGCATTGTGAATCCATTGATCTTAATTTCATTGATAAGCTACATCCGCAAATACCACAGCAAGGTTGAGTACCCACTACCATACACTTGGTTCCTGTATTATCTAAATTAGGACATTCTTTGCAGATTTTTATCCGCTCATTGTATACTTTTTCAACAGGATCTCTTTTAAAGATCTTGTTTATCAGCCCCTCCCATATCAGGGCTTTGTTGTTCCATATTGTCTTTATTTTTTCTAGCATTTCTTATTTCTTTAAATTTTAATTCTCTTTGCTCTACTAAGTTCTTAATTCTCTCAAGTTTCTCTATCCGGTCTGTTAGATCTATTTTCATTCTGTATCCAGCAAACTTTCCTTCTACTCTAATAATAGTTGCCTTGTGGCTTTCTACTGTTTCATCTATCTTCCAGTGTTTTACTTTAAAGGTTCCTAAGTTTGGAATTTGTAAGGTCTCATGATTTAATTCTGACATATGAGTTCTTACTCTATCCCAGAAAAAGTCTATAAAATTACTTACTAAATCCTCAGATAATCCAAGCTCTTCAGCTACAGATTTCTTAAAATCATTAGCTTTCTTGGGTACCAACGTGAAACATTTTAAAGTTCAACAATATATTACCTGCATGTTGAATGTTCAGTTCAGGATTAAGTTCAACAGTTTTAGTATCCCTAGTGATAATATTATAATTTCTCATCTTAGCTACACAGTTTCTTACTGTTTGAGGAGTTTTAAATATTGCCTTTTGGTAGGAGATAGTCACGTCCTTATCCCGGTTACTAGGATCACAACAAGCATTGCAAAAATCGGAAAGCTCAACCTTTTTATTAAGACCAAGTAAAGTAAGACAACTAAGATCTGACTCACTTAGAATTATCTTATGGATATAGCAATAGGTCATTATCTGGAACTTAACAATATCTTCCAGGGACATATTTACTTTTTTATCCACTACATTAAACTTAGCCATGTTGGTTTATTTAGCTTTTAATTTTCTTTCTTTCTTTTCTTGGGTGGCTTCTTCTGCAGGAGTATCCGTGTTATCAGGATTATTGTTTTCATCCTCTGGACCTGCTGCCATTTGAGCTTGACGGATGATCATCTCCATACGCCTAGCACGCGCCTGTTCAATATCAGCCATAAGAGTTTCATACTTGGCTTGATGTTCTAGGACTTCGACTTGCTTTTTGTAATACTGAATAACCTTGTTACGGTTTTCTTCTACTTGCTCGGAAGTGAGCTCTTTCTTTTCTTCTGACATAATTGTTGGTTTAAATTTAAACAAATATACATATAAAGTTTAAACTTACCAAATTTATACATTAAAAGTTTAAATTAATGCAGAAGAGCTAAGATAGTGGTAATAGTTAAAGCTATTGCTGTGGCTGACCAGCCTACAATAATAGCCTTTTTTTGATTTGTAAGCTTTTTAATTTTTTGATTTTTTACAGCAATGGTGTCCTCTCGGTTCTTGATCATCTGATCTTTAATACCTATTGTAAGAGAATATTGGGTAATAGTATAATCCTTCTCCTTAATAAGAGTATCCCTGTTGGCCAGCATCTTTTTAGATGTTAGGAGTAATGTATCACAGGTGTGTAGGTCAACAGCTGTCTTGGCTATTTTCTTTAATTCTGTGATACCATAGCACCGGCTAGTATCCCTTGATGCTCCATGCTGCGCGTATGATACTGTCCAGCTGAGTAGGAGAAGCAGTGTTAAATATAAACTTTGTTGTTTCATGATTTCTATAAATTATACCGGGACCTATTGCACTCAGACTATCATACTGATTTTGTAATTGATGTTGTCTAGCAAGGCTTGTGTTTATATTAGACTCTAGTAAAACCAAGGAGTCTCTTAGCTGCTTTTCTTTGTCAGAGCTAATAACAGTAGCCGCAGGTCTGAATATAATAAATACTATTAATACAAGTATTATTGTACAAGCTGCTATAAAAGGTATAGTTAATTTATTATCCTTGCGGGTTGATGGCATCCGTAATACTATCTTCTGGTTTATTCTTGATCTGCTTTTCCTTGTAATTACTTACACTGTAGGTTACAATCAGGGTAGTAATCATACCGCAAAGTACACCAATTACCATAACTAGATTAGTAGCATCTGTAAATCTCAGTACTACTACAGAGGTTAACCAAAAGAATCCTATGGCTAACCACTTTCTTAAGGAGTGCCCCTCACTCTTGTTATTAAGAGCTTTGAAGAAATTTCTGATAAACTCATATGTATCAGGAAATGTTTTTTTAATCCAATTAATCATAATATTAAGGTTTTACAAATTGAAAATGCATCCAGTCATAGTTCTTTTCTCTACCTAAAGAGTACCATCCATGCTTGTAGAAAATGTCAATCATCTTCTTGTATTCTGGTTTAGCAAACTGAGCAGTCTTGTCAGTAGCCTTTAAACCATTTCTAGCAGGATCAAGGTCAATTGCCAGGGCCCAACTATGAACACTCCACTCAGATCCTCCTCTCATTTGACGGAAGTTATAAGATCCTCCAAACAAGTCAATACCTAATCTTTGAATCTATGG